TGAGCCACCCAAGATAAACGCTTCAGATAAAGAGAATAGCGAAAGCGATCAAAAAATAATAGAAGACGCCGTAACAGACAACGAGCTTATAGTCACAAGCTACCAGGTAGCAATTGACGCTTCAAGATACGGAGAAGGGCTATACCACGTATACATGGACGGAGCAGCCCCAGTAATAGGGCTAACGCAGCCATCTATTTGGTTTCCAGTAGTATCGCAGCGTAATATTAAAAAGATAGAATATCACGTATTAGGATGGGTAATAATAGAGGAGGTAGAATCAGCAGGCAACAGCGGAGAAATACTAAAGCTATTTGTACAGATCCATGAAAAGGGAAGCTATAGAGAAAGAGAGTATAACTTAACCGGATCAATAATGGAAGGCTGCCCAGTAGGACCGTTCACAATAGGAACAATGATAAACGAAGAAACCATAACCACAAATATGGACGACTTCGCAGTAATACATATACCGAGCCTAGTGACATCAGACGCCGTAACAGGACTAGACGACTATAAGGACGTAGACAGCATTATTAGCGAACTTATGATAAGAATAGCCCAGGTAAGTATTATATTAGATAAACACGCCGCCCCTTCAGTAAGTGGACCATCATCAGCACTTGAGAGAGACCCAGCGACAAAAGGCTGGAGATTAAAAATGGGTAACTATTTTACCAGGAACACAAAAGAAGATCCACCAACAGAATATATTACATGGGACGCCGAATTAGAGGCAGCATTCAAACAAATAGAAATATTAACTAACAACCTATATATTATAAGTGAATTAGGCGCAGCACTATTAGGAGATTTCTCAAGTACTAACAGCGGCCAAGTACCAAGCGGAACGGCCATGAGAAGAATGATGATGAGCGCGCTGGCTAAAGTAAAAAGAGTACGTATGAATTTTGACCCAGGAATTAAGAAAGCGATTTCACTATATACGCAGATTTCAAGCGGAAAGACTATAGAAAAAAACAAGATAGCCATCAGCTGGCAGGACGGATTACCAAACGACCCAGCAGAACAAGCAGAGATAGAAGCAGTAAGAACTGGCCAAAAAGCAACAACTAGCCAGATTAGCGCTATAAAACGCCTAGACGACGTAAACGACGAAGAAGCAACCGGTGAATACGAAGACATACTAACAGATGAAAAACCAGTAGAGGGGATGTAAGACTAAATGGCAGCATTAACAGCTACAGAACAAAAACTTGTAGATCTATATAAAAACGCTAGCGCCCAGATAGAAAAAGATATAAAGGCAATAGCTGCGAGTGGGAACAAAACCCAATTTAAGAAAGCCGTACTAAAAGCAGTAGATAAAGAATTACGGAAGCTAGAAGACGCGGCCAGCGAATGGGCTGAAACAGAAATACCGAAAGCATATAAAGAGGGGATAGATCAGATAAACGCCGATTATGCCTTACAAGCAAAAGAAGCAGGAGTAACGGTACCTGGTGATTTTTACCCGGAAGATTTCAGCGTAGTACACACAGAGGCCGTAAAAGCGCTACTTGATCAAGCGGACCTAACTATAGCTAAAACTATAAAAGGAGTAGGACGAAAGATAGACGACGTAATACAGGTAGTAGGGAAAGAGGCTATAGCTAATAAAATATTAACGGGGAACACAGTACAAAAAACAAAGAAGCTATTAGTTAAATCACTTCAAGAACAGGGAATTAGGGCGATTAAGAGAAAAGACGGCAGCTACATGACACTAAACGCCTACTCCGAAACAGTAGCTATATCAACTACCAGGGAGGCAACGAATCTAGCTTCAGTAAATCAAACTATGGAATTAGGAAGCGACCTAGTAAAGATGAGCGAACATAGCCCAACTTGCCCCGTTTGCTTACCACTACAAGGAAGGGTATATTCTATAAGCGGCAACTCGGAAACATACCCACCACTAGAGAGAGCCTGGACAGGAGAATACGCAAATGTACACCCACGATGTAAGCACGTATTTAATGCCTACATACCAGAATTTAAAAGCGAAGAGGAGCTAGCTGCAGATAAAAAGAAAAGTGAGAAACCATTTGACATAGACGAGTGGTCAGGGAAGGACAAGAAAAAAGCAGACGCTACGCTAAATGCATATAATAATCAGCAGAAGATCATAAGAGACAGATACAACGATCGTAAGCAGTACCAGAGATACAAGGCCACACTTGGAGCAGACGCACCGGCCAGCTTTTCAGGTTTCAGGAATATGAAGAAATTTAATAGTCAAAGCTATATAGATCTAAAAAGCGATTACAGAGAATACGGAGTATTAACCAGGCAGCTAGATCAAAGATGGATTGTAGCTAATAAGAGCGGAGCTATAAGAGGCTTTAATTTAAAGGCACAAGCCGTAGACTATAATAATATCAGCACTAAAACCCTAACTATATATAAAAATAATCAATACTTAAACGACGTAACAAATGGCGCAATAAAACCGCCAAAATCATTATTAACAGCACCAAGCAATCTATAGTAACTAAATAACAGCAAAATAGACAAATAAAACTGGTACCTTGTGTCAGTTTTTTTGTGGTGGTATAATCGAGGTATAAATTGATGCGTTTTAGTATTTCGCATTCCAAATAAAAAGACCGAAAGCTGGGTGGGTTACCAGTTTAAAAACCTAAAGGGAAAAAGGAGAAATATTATGGAATGGTTAAAAGTAATCATAGGCGAGGAGCTATATAACCAAGTTGTAGCAGCTCTAGAAGGCAAAGAAAAAGTAAGCATAGTAAACGGATCAGATGGCAGCTATATACCAAAAGCAAAATTTGATAGCGTTAATGAGAGCTTAGGAGAAGCGAAGAAGCTATTAGTAGAACGGGACGACCAGCTGGATATATTAAAGAAAGCAGCGACCGGCAACGAAGATTTGAAAACTACTATAGCTGAGCTACAAACCAAAAATGAAGACAGTACAGCCGCATATGAAGCAAGTATAATCGATATCAGTAAAACGAATGCGATTAGGGAAGAGCTAATAAAAGCTAATGTACACAACGTAAAGGCAGCTATGCCATTTATAGACAAAGAAAAAGTAGTTTATAAAGACGATGCCGTAACAGGAGTTACAGAGCAAGTAGAGGCCCTAAAAGAAACAGAAAAGTACTTGTTTGGAGAAGAGGGAAAAACCCCAACAGGAGGCGGCGGAGCCAACCCAACAGGAGGAAACAAGCCAGCTGACATACAAACACAGTACGCAGCAGCAGTTAAAAGCGGTAACAACATGGCCATTATAGGACTTAAAAGACAAGCCGCGGCCAAAGGGATCGTTTTAAAGTAAAATATTAAGGAAAGAGGTAACCCACAATGCCTAATGGAACAACTTATACACTACCGAATTATTTCGGGGAATTATTCACAGCCGATATGACAGAAACGCCGTTTTTGTCAATGATAGGCGGCATGGCAGGCGGCATGGAAACAGAGAATGAGGAATTCGCGACAGGATCCTTATACACACTACCAGCAGCCGAACAACCAGAGATAAGCGAAGAGGCCTCATTTACAGCCCCAGCCGCTAGCATTATAGCTAGAACCCAAGAAAAAAATGTAGCGCAGATTTTTCATGAAGCGATCAACATCGGTTATGTAAAACAAGCTAACAAGGGTAGACTTTCAGGACTAAACACCCAGGGAGAAAGAAACAACGTACAAGATGAAGTTAACTGGCAGATTATGCAGCATTTAATGGTAATCGCTAGAAACATGGAATATACATTCTTGAACGGTACATATAACAAAGCCGCAGCAGTAGGACAGATAAACAAAACCAGAGGAATGTTTGAACTATGCGCAAGCAATACCACTATAGACAATAGCGGAGCTGAATTAGACAAAGACGTTATAGACTCACTATTAAGAGCAATGTTCTTAGCCGGCGCTAACTTTAGTAATATGGTAATCTGGGGCGGAGCGCTACAGATAGAACAGATTAGTGATGTATATGGGTATGCACCAGAAGACAGAACTATCGGCGGATTAAATATTAAGCAGATCGTAACAACATACGGTAATATCGGAGTAGCTAAACCACACAGATTTATCGCAGCAGATAGATTAGGATTTTTCAATATGGGCGTAATTGCACCAGTAACACAGCCCACACCTGGCAAGGGTAATTTCTTCTATGAAGAGCTAGCCAAAACAGGAGCGAGCGACAAGTCCCAATTATTTGGAATGGCCGGATTAGACCACGCGCCCGGCTTCCTACATGGTAGTATTACGAATTTAAAAGCTACTTAATTAAGCCCTAATTATACCCAGGTTGCTATATAAAATATATTTACATAGCGGCCTGGGATTTAACTTATCCAGGAGGTAAGACAAATGAGAGCAATATTAACAAGATTAGGCATACAGAAAGCCGTAAGAGAAGCCCTAGACCTTAGGGATAAAGCTATGGCAGGAGATATGCTAATAGTAATAACACCGGCGACCACTACCAAAGCACCAACGGCAGCGGCATGGACGCAAAAGTTTGTAGTTACTATTCAGGACGCCGAAGGCAATGTACACGATTGGTACAATAAAGTAATAACCACAGGAATATCAATAGCAGATACCAGCTCAGCAGGAACCGCGACAATCGTAAGCACGACATTAACATTTGTAGACGGTAAAGCGGAAATCACAGTAACCGGAGACGTAGCAGCATGGCTAGGCGGAACGGCACAAGTTAAAGCTATTACTTGTACAGCAGGCGAAACAACGGGCGCAGGCGATATCACATTAACAGTAACAGCTGCAGGAATGTCAAATTCACCAAAAGATGTAGTTGTAGCGATCCTAACCAGCGACGATACTGTAACACAAGTAGCAGATAAAGCGGTTATAGCATTAAACGCAGACCCAGACGTAGGGGCTTTCTTCGTAGCAACAAATATAGCTGGGGCTATTTCATTAACAGCCATTACACCAGCAGCAGACGACGCCACAATGGAGATTGCATTTGCGGATACCGATACTACTGGTATTACATTTGGTGCTTCATCAGATCCAGCCGCAGGAGTAGCAAAAGAGACGGTTACTTTAACGGCGGCAGAACTAGAAGTACTAGGATATACTCTAACAGCTAAAACAGGCGTATTAACATTTACCGCCTAAGGTAATAGAAATATAAAAGAGGAGAAATAAAATGTATAAAGTAAAAAAATTAGCATCACAAATGAGTGAAAAAGTAATTGTAAGACTTAACACAGGCCAATATTGCCAGTTCAAAGAAGGCGTATATACGACAGAAGACCCAGGAGAAGCGAAGCTATTTAAATCTATGGGCTACGAAGTAGAGGCGCCAGAAGAGAAGAAAACACCGCCTGAAGGAGACAAACCACCTGCAGACGATGGAACCCCCAAGGAATTAGATCTAAGTAAGCTAACATTTGTAGAGCTACAAGAGCATGCAGCAGCAGCAGGGATCGACATAACAGGCCTAAAATCAAAGAAAGCTATAATTTCACTTTTTGATAAAGTATAAGGAGGCATAACATGAGTATGTTAGCCAAAATAGCCGAAACGCTAAGAAACCAAATAGACAGACTAACCAACGGGCAGAGAACAATTAGCACAGACCATAGTTATATACATGATGGCTTAGGTAATAAATTATGGCTTAAGCCAGGAGCAATTGCCCAGGGAGTCACAGTAGATTATTCTATGCAGATACCAGCTGGCGAATACCCGCATATAAAAAACATGAAATTATGGTGTAGAGGAGCTACAGTATCTTGCCAGATCATGAGAGGAACAACAGCTAACCCGCTAGTTATAGATAGCTACGGAGTAGACCCAGGAGCAGATCTAATCGGACCAAATAATAAAAACGATAATTATGCGATATCAAGTGGCTGTACTATCCTTAAAACCCCAACATTTACAACAACCCAAGACGGAGAAGTATGGGAGCGTTTAAAGGTAATCGGTAATAGCACAAATCAGAGTCAAAGTACCGATACTAATATAGCTAATCCGGAAGAAGAAAACGTAGCAAAAGCAGCTACAGATTATGTTATAAGATTTACGAATGAGCACGCAACAGACGACGCCCTAGATGTAGAACTTGCCATATTCTTCTATCCAGAAACAGGCGGAGGAAACTAATATGATAACCGTAGGAACTGACACATATATTACAGTAGCAGACGCCAGCGCTTATATAGCAGCCTACTACTTGAGTACAGACGAAAAGCTAATAGCATGGAATAACGCAAGCGACAGCGACAAAGAAGTTATACTAAGACAAGCCACAAAAGCTATAGACCAGTGTAAATTTTTAGGAGTAGCAGCAGAATGCGACCAGATATTAGAATTCCCAAGAATATTACCAGCTTCGTTTGATTACCTAAACTACTATACATGCGAAGTAACAGAGGTAACAGTTCCTGAAGATATAGCTTATGCCCAAGTAGAAGAGGCACTAGAGATACTAGAACCGGGAGACGATACGGAAAATAAAGAGATCCGCAACGGCCCAGTGAAAAGCTATACAATAGGCCATTTATCAGAATCATACGAAACAGTAACGCCGGGAACATCTACCAACCCATTTATGGTATTGAACAGCAAAAAAGCAGCTGGAATGGTAGAGAAATTCATATCAGGAGGCTACCGAATAATATGAGAATTAACCGATACTTAAACGAAACAGCCTCTCATGAAACACGCAAGGCGACTAATACTGAAGAGGGAGACCCTGAATACAACACAGCCGTTACTATTTCATGCAGGAAAGAAGACAGCGGCAGAGTAATTAGAAATAGCGCAGGACAGGAAGTAAAAGCCATGACTCGATATTTTACAGCCGTAGAGGTTAACGAAGAAGACCGACTAGACGGAAAAGAAATACTAAAGGCAGCAGGGCTTAAGAAAAAAAACGGTACTGTAGAAGGATACGAAGTTTATGTCTAGCAAAATATCATTTGAATGGAAAGGCGATAAAATATTAAATAATATGGGATCAGAAATCGGAAAAACCATAAAAATGGCAGCGCTAGATTTAAAGCAAAGGAGCAGCGAACAAGCACCAGTAGACAAAGGAGACCTAAGAGGTAACGCATCTGCAGTATTTGAAAAACAAATATTAACACCAGCAAAAGAAGGTAAAAATGTAGAGCTTCCCACAACGCGGCTTACAGCACGAGTTGGATACACACTACCGTATGCCCTAGTACAGCACGAAATGCTGTGGTATAAGCATCCTACAGGCGGGAAAGCTAAGTATTTAGAGGATCCATTCAACTTAAAGAAAAAAGACTACATAAAAGCCATAGAAAAGGCTGGAACTAAAGGATTGTATAAATGAGTATGCTAAAAGACATAGCCCAATACATAACAGCTTCTGGAATAGCTACATTACAAGTAGATTTATTCATAGCTACAGAACCTAGCACGCCGGATAATTGTGTCATTTTATACGAATACACAGGACGACCACCAGAAATGCAAGCCGGGTATGATTTACCAGGGCTTCAGGTAAGAGCCAGAAGTACTACATGGGATATAGGCAGATCAAAATTACAAGCGATACAAGATCTACTGCAAGAAGTAGGAAACGAGTATGGAGACGATATAGATCTAGCGCAGGGAGTCACGATCAATAACACGCTCTATACCAGGATAGAACCACAAGGCGGAGTAATTCCTGCTGAAAGGGACAAAAATAAACGGCACAACACCGTACAAAATTATATAATAGCGAAGGAGAGAAACAATGAGTAATAATAAACCATTACCACGTATAGGAGTAGACAAACTCTATATAGCACCATTAACAGCAGATGATATAAGCGGCGTCGTTTATGGAGCCCCAATAGCCCTATTAGGAGTAACATCAATCGGCGTAAACCCTAATTCACAATTAGCCACTTACTATGCGGATGACGCGGCTTATGAAACAGTAAGCCAGGACGGCGACATGGACGCCACAATAAACGTAGCGGATTTGCTACCAGCAAATTATGCTTTGATGATGGGAGTAACCCAGGACGCGGCAAACGGAGTTATTGACGAAGCAAAAACAGATAACCCCCCACTTTACGCATTAGGATACAGAACCCAAAAATCAGACGGCTACTACAGATATGTATGGCTACAAAAGGGAAGGTTCTCAAAACCACAGGAAGAAACAACTACAAAGACCGAAACTATTAATATGCAAGGCCAAGACATAGCATTTAAAGCGATCAACAGAGATTATGACGGTAAGAAGAGACGCCGTTATGATAGCAACGATCCACTAGCACCAACAGGCTTGACAGACACATTATTAGTAAGCGCAGTAAGCGGATGGTTCTCCGACCCAGACTATACACCAGTAGCACCAGGAACCCCACTTAGCGATCTAGTATCAGTTGTAGGAGTAGGAGTATCAGGAACAATAGACTTAACCTTTACAGCGCCTACAGGAGCGACAAGCGTGAAAGCACAAATTTATGACGCCGCATTCGGCACATGGACAGACGCTACCACAACGGCAGCAATTACCGAAATAAGCACCAGCGCGATCATTGAAGGTCTAACGGCGGGTAATACCTATACCGTAAGATTAATTGTAATCGGCGGAGCTTCCAACGGAACATCGAATACCGACACCGCAGCGGCTAAAGCCTAATAACAAGAAGCATAAAAGGGCCGCAGGAATTGCGGCCTTTTTTCTATCGTTTAGAAAGAAATAGAGAAATAGGAGAAAACAAAAATGAAAAACCATATGCACGTACAAGAACACCCAATAGAAATAGAGGGAAAACAACACAAGCTAAGATTTGATATGCTAGCTTACCAGGCACTAGAAGAAAAAGGATACTCATATGCAGACATAATAGAAATGACACTAAACGTAACTTTTAAATCATTGCCAGTAGTTATATGGGCTGGATTACAGCACGAAAAATCAGATATAACAGTAGACTATATAGCGAAATCATTCGCACTTCCAGACATAGTAAAAGTAGGGCCATTACTATCTAGGGCATTATCTAACCTAATGCCTACAGAGGATAAGAGCGAAGGAAAAAAGCCCAAAGTAGAGCTCCCAGCAGAAAAAAAAGAAATAAAGAAAGTGGTATAGACTACACAGCCCTTTACTATAGATTTGTAGTAGAGGGCAATATGAGTGAAGAAGAATTCTGGGGATCTACACTAAGGAAATTATACGAATTAATGAGATATGAAAACTGGATATATGAAACAAAAAAAGAACCGAAACTTGTATATATAGACCAGATAGAACCATAAAGAAGAGGTGACATAATGCCAAGATCGCAAGAATTAGGAAAAGCACATGTTGAGATAAGCGGAGATTTAACGAAGCTAGAAAAGGATTTGCTAAAAGCGAAGAAGCAAACAGAAAAAACGACAAAAGACCTAGCAGCAAAACTTACTAAAACAGGAACTAAGATGTCTTCAATCGGTAGAAAAATGACATTAGGAGTTACAACCGCAATAGCAGGAATAGGAATAGCAACAGCCAAGCTAGCTATAGACGCGGAAGAAAGCGAAAACCTATTTGAAGTATCTATGGGCAATATGGGAGACAGCGCGCGTAAATGGAGCGAAGATTTAAGAGAGCAATTAGGATTAAATGAATACGAAGTAAGAAAGAATATATCAACATTTAACGTAATGTTTGACTCTATGAAATTTGGAGAGCAAGCCGCGTTTGATATGAGTAAGGGCATGACCCAGCTAGCGTATGATATGGCCTCATTTTATAATCTTGATCCAGAAATAGCATTCCAAAAATTACAAGCAGGAATAACAGGCGAAATCGAACCACTAAAAAGGCTCGGTATTTTAATAAACGAAACAACAGTAAAACAAATTGCATACGCTAATGGAATAGCTAAAGCAGGAGAAGCACTAACGGAACAACAAAAAGTTCAGGCAAGATATATCGCTATTATGGAACAAACCCAAAAAGCACAAGGAGACTTAGCCAGGACTATCGAAAGCCCAACTAATCAACTAAGAATACTAAAGGGTGAGCTTGAGCAAGTAGGCATAGAATTCGGACAACAGCTTATACCAATAGTACTAAAAGCAGTTGAAAAAATAAGAGAACTAACAAGTTGGTTTGCAGACCTAGACGATAAACAGAAAAAAACAATAGTAACAATAGCTGGAGTAGCTGCAGCATTAGGCCCAGTACTACTAATAGGAGGCAAATTACTTATTGCATTACCTAAGCTAGCGGCAGGATTTAAAGCGCTACAAATTGCAATGGCAGGAGCAAACATAGCAGCCATAGCCACAGTAGCAGCCATAGCAGCCATAGAAATGGTAATAGCAGGAGTAATCATAGAAAGCGCTAAGCTAAAAGAAGAAATAGCTATAGGGGCTTTATCTAATATCGAATGGAATAATCAAGTAACACAAAATGTGATAGCAAATATTAAAAAAGAAGAGACCGAAAAGATCGCTTCTTTAAACATAGGATATGACGCATTAGTACAAGCATCCGAAGATCGAATTACACTTGAGGAAAGCATGAGAGAAGAATATCTAAAGATTTATGAAGAAGGGCTAAAAGACCAGCTAGATATGTTGGAAGAGGCCCATGACGAAGAAATAGAATCTATAAGGGACCTATACGGTTATGAAAAAGATACGACCAAATCAAAAACAGATATGGTAAATGATTATTATGATAATCAAATAGACCAAGCCGAAAAAGCGCATAAAATAAAAATTCAGCTAATAGACGACGAACTAGCAGCGCAACTAACATTATTAGATAATTCAACAAGCGAAGAAGTAAGGGCCTTACAAGATAAAATAGATGCTATAGACAAAAAGACAGAAGCAGAAGAAGCCGCACTAGACAGAAAAGCAGAAGCCGAAAAAGTAGCTAGACTAGAAGCGAAAGTAGCAGACGCCGAAACTGATGAAGATAAAAAAGAAGCACAAGCAGAGCTACAAGAGTATTTAGATAAACTATTAAGGGCTCAAGTACTAGAGCAAAGAGACATAAAAAAAGAGGCACTAGAATTAGAAATTAGCGACTTAGAAGATAACGCAGACAGCCAGAGAGATATATTAGAGGCCGAAGCAGAACAAAAAAGGATAGACGCCAAAACAGCATTAGAATCATCTATTATAATATATAACCAAAGAAGAGACGCCGAAATACTTACTATTCAGGAAGCTAGAATGGCAGCTGAAGCAGCCGCTACATTAAAATATGAAGCCGCTAAACAAGCAATAGAAGATGAAATAACTGCAGTAAAAGACGGAACGACAGCTTACCTCGAGCAGTTAGATCAACAAGTAATAGATAAACAAGCAGCTGAAGACGCAAAACTATTAGCAGCTAAAGAGCGAATAGATGCCGAAATAGTAGAATTAGAAAGATTAGCATCAGCGAAAGTGAAAGATAGCGGACTAGCAGCCGCAAGCGCTAATATGGCAGCGATGTCCACATACATGGAATTAAACGAACAATTACAAGAAGCGCTAAAAAACCCATTATCATGGAAGACTATTAGCAGAGGCGGAATAGCAGGATTTGAAAGACGCTTAACAGCGGAAGCAGAGAGGCTTAAAGAATTAGGAATACCGGGATTTGCACAAGGAGGAGTAGCACCAGCAGGACAAATGTACCGATACAACGAAAAAGAACCAGAAATGGTAATACCAGAAAGCAAGTTCTCCGACGTACTAAACGCAGCTCAAAATCAAGGAAGCCAGGGAGGATCAGGAGGATCAACCTATAGAGAAGTAGTTCATACCGGTACAATAATTGTAGAGGGAATAAACAACCAGGGAGAATTACAAGGAGTTATAGAAATAGTAGTAGGAGATATTCTAAGAGAGGAGGCCAGGGCTAATGGCTAAAATATACGACAGTAGTAATAATTTACTATCCAGAGTAGCGCAAGTAGTACCGAGAAGCAATGCAATAAAAATAGAGAATCAAACATTAGACGGCCAATTAGATGTTCAGATCATAGGAACACCAGAACAACAACTAGACATAACATGCCATGTATTATACGCAGATATGCTAACTTTAATAGACGCAGCAGCTACAGGAGAAATAATAAACATAGAGCAAGAAGGCACATCATATGAATGCTATATTAAAAAAAACCCGCAGTTCACATTAACCAATAGAGGCGAAGCGACAAACAGATGGTACCGGGCCCGCTTTAGTGCATCGATAAGGAGCTAAAAAAATGCCAAGATATATTAGTTCAGATCTTACAAATAGACTAAAAAAACAATTTAGAACCCCAGCCGGAAATGCAGATCCGAAAGTTGAGGTTCTAATTTCACGTCCGAAATTCAGCGTTACGGATACTTCCAGGTTCCAGGTAGACACTATACGAGAGAAGACAGGCCTGGGAGACATAGGATTAGATCTAAAGAGAGATAGCGTAAATATAGCCCCAACATACATATATGAAGTTCATGACGATAACGGCGAAATTAGGACCGCTACCAGGAAGATGCCAGCAATATCAAAAAATGAATGGGTAGACGGAATCAAGATAGCAGACGGGATCAGATGCCGTATAGTATTTAATGGATGGTGGGAATGGAACTATCAAAAGGGAAAATATATATTAGTAACAGAAGGGGATCCATTTATATTTTACACAGACGATAGCGATAATTTGAAGGTACAAACATGGGAAGACGACACAGATTTATTAACACTAGCAACAGACGCGCAGTATATCGATTGTACGCGCGCATGGCGGAGCTCAACAAATCTACAATCAGACCAGGGAATTATCGTAGCATACATAAAAAGCGACGGATATCTATACTACCGGAACTACACCTACGAGGCCATAGGAGAGACGTACGTGTGGGATATAGAAAGACGCGTACTGTTCAACGAAACAGAAGAAACCCTAGCATTAAGCCTAGGAGGAGCAACAGGAGGCACATACGACCTAGATACCGAAACATTAAACTATAATGACAGCGCTGCGACTATACAAGCAGCGCTAGAAGGACTATACGGGGCAGGCAAAGTAACAGTAGCAGCCGGCAGCGATTTTTTGATCACATTTGACAGATCAATAGAGACTTCGGGATTAGCCGCAGATTTTACTAATTTAACAGGAGACACCGGATCAAGCCTAACAATAACAACAGCCTATGCCGAGCAGACAGGAAACGCCGTAAAAGTTTCACTATTCAAAACTAACGATTACCGTACAGGATTTATGGTAACTACAGACGACGACGAAACATGGTGGACCATAACAACTAGACAATGGTCTGGGTTAGCAATTAGACCTGAGACAGTAAATGTTAGTCTAGGTAATCTTTCAGTTACATCCACAAAATTAGACTTTATAAAGAATTACCCAGAAGAAGCGGTTAACGTAGTTCTAGAGGGATTAACAACAGACAGATTATATGGTATCAGTCCGCTAATTACAGCAGCAGAAAACATAGATGATGGAGAAGGAGACTACGGGTTTAAAATAGAGATAACATTTGATGAGGACGTATATGATTTAACGGGCAATTATAGTAGATTTACAATTGAAGACGATAACATCACAAGTTATCCACCGACTGCAATAGCGTACAAACTCGGAACCTCAAAAACGATCGTTCTTACTTGCACAGACTTCAATGCAGCAGAAGGCGTAGATATAACGATCACTTATACACTAGCCGCAGGAACGGGACTAACAGGAGCAGCAGGACAGGATCTAACAACACAAACATTTGACTTTACACCAACCGACCTAGACGCCCCAGTTATTCCACCACCAGAAGCACAAGACGCAGAAAATGTAGAAGGGGAGGAGGTCATATAATGGCAGAAAAAGGAAAAATAATTCAAGTAAACTTTGATGAAGATATTAAGGAAAGCAGCATATCTGGAAATAAAGCAGCCCTTACAATAACCGGGAATGAATATGACTATATACCAGGAGGGGAAGAAGACGCTAAAATATATGATATAGAAAATGTAGGACCAGCCTATAAATTTGCAGCACAAAAAAGTGTACTAGGAGGAGAGTATACGGATGCCTTGGTAAAAGATGAAGCCTTACAAGTAGCAGGAGAAGACGCAGAAGAACAGTCCGCGCCATTAACATATTCGTCGACATCAGTTACTTCATATCCTAGAGGACTAATAATTGAAGTAACTGGAAGCGGATTTAAACTCGGAGGAATACGAGTATATCCTGAACAAAGCGGAACAAAACAAATGAGAGTACATAAATTAGATGGTGCTAGTAATGTAACAAATACAGCTACAAGAGTATATAGCCAAAATTTCTCAGTTACAGCTAATGCATATGAAGATTTAGTATTTACTACACCAGTAGAATTAGAAGATGGGGAAAGATACTGGATAGGAAATGAAACAGATGATGGAGTAGATTGTCGTTATGGGCCATCTTCGTACCCGGTAGAAAGCATTACAGGTATAAAAATAGTAGGCTATAAAAACTATACATCTACGACAATAAGTGTAAGTTCATACTGCCAATATTGTGGGCCTATGATCCTATCACCAGGGGCACCAGTTACAGGGGATGAAGGAATAGCAAAATATGAAATATCTACAGATGAAGTAACATCAGTTTCAGAAAGTATTATAGAATGGACAGAATTACTACCAACAGGTGCTATAGCAGTTATAAGTACAGGTATTAGCAGCACACAAGGAGTTGAACCAACATATGCAATATCAACAAACGGAGGAAGCATAAACGGAGTCAATGAATTTGATGACTTAACAGGAAAATATTTATGGGTTAAAATAGAGTTAGAAGTTGGAAGTGGAGGGACACCCGAGATAAGCGAGTTACTTGCAGTGATAAAAGATACTAAAAACGAAAAGGCTATATGGATATTAATCAATGGATGGGCTGGCTTTAATAAAGATACTGGAGACATAAGAGTTCAGTACAATGCTACAATAGGAACATTGGCAGGAGCAGCATCAGGAAGCCCACAGGTAGAAAATTTTGATATAACTTTTACGCCAACCGCACTTTTACCAATAAACAACCCAGGAGAACTAGAGGCAATAAACGTAGCACTAGAGGGACTAACAATTGATAGAATAATAATTGTTTTTATCAAGAATTACCCAGAAGAGGCAATAAACGTAGCGTTTGCAGGACTATCGGTTGTAAGAACACATATCGATGATATAGATCCATAGGAGGGATAAGATGAAAAACAAAAAACACAAAATAAGAAAACAAATAAAACTGCATAATGAATTTACTTTAAAAATAACAGAGTTTAATAAAAACGCTGCTGGAGAAGTAGATATAAACAGCATAAAATCATACAAAGAACTTAAAGCTTATAACGTTGTGTTAAACCAAGGACTGGCTAAATTAGCTTGGCAATTAGCGCCTGGAACACAATCACAGTATAATAATGGGTATATTAGGTTTCCAATGTTAGAGTATTTTGGAAGTGCTCATTCACCGCACTCAGAGTTTGATTATTCGTTTGGCGGTGCAATTGTGTATGGGTCAGGAAACACAGCCCCAGCAATAACAGACACAGGTATGGAAACTTATATTGGATATAAGCAAGCGGAGGATGCAGAAGACGCAGGTACTGACATTGTGGATGGATATGCATGGTTTACCCAAAAAATCACTTTAGCACCGGCAGATAATGTAGGAGCTACACTAAAAGAGATCGGACTTGCTAGTGGACCAGCTAACTCATACACTAGCACTAGAGCTTTAATAGTTGACAGCGAAGGTGATCCTTTAACAATAACAAAAACCGCAACAATGCAAATAGAAATTTATAGTAAGTTGTACCTTGTACTTGGATCTATTACATACAACAACCTAGAGTGGGTAGATGGAACAACAGAGGGAAACGCATTATTTTCTTGTTGCGCAAATAACCTTCCGTTATCACGAACTTGGGGAGACTACGATGACGATTTATATCCTACCTCGTATTTTTATGTAGGTAGCAATGATGCTGCAATAGACGAAGAAACGGATGATGCTGTAGAAACAGAAATCGACCGGAGTTCTATAATCACACCAACTAAAGTAGGCTATGAGGTGACATATGCGCAGAGATTTGGCACCGATGAAGGCAACGGAAAAATAAAAGAGTTTGGCATGAAAATGAGATTAAATCTAAATACCGGAGTAAGCACTTCATTAGCATATAAGCCATTGTTTAGGGCTATCCTACCAATAACAGGAATTTATACAGGTACAACTTTTACAGATTATCAAATAGGAGTGGGAGACGGAGTAGAGGACGAGTTCACATTAACAGAAACCGATAATTTATCATCCACATGGCTATGGAACGAAATCACAGGCGGAACGTTATCTGTTAAAGTTGATGGAGTACTGCAGACGGTAACAACCGATTACACCTATAATGATACACTTGGTAAAGTAACATTTGAATCGGGATCAATACCAGCAGCAGCAGCAGTCGTAACAGGGACTTGGACCGTTCCATACATTGCAAAGAGCAATGATTATGTGCTGGATTTAGAATTCGCACTTACATTTTCAAATGGATCAGTTCCAGCATAGGAGGAGAATCATGGAAGCAGCTAGCCAATTTATATTTTGGACAGTAATAGGAATAGGAATACTAGTGGTAATAGTAATAGTAAAATGCATGAAAGACATAAGTGGGAGATAACAAATGTTATTATCATTTGAATATCAAAGAAAATTAGCAGACGGAACTGAAGGCCTAGCCTTGCAGTTTCCTGACGCGTCAATAGAGCATTGGTATAACGACGGGAGCGGAAACCTGCAGGGAGAGACAAGCCCAGTAGTTGAGGGAGAATTTGACGGGCTAACTTTTGATAGCGTAGGGATTTGCGCTAACCAGACAAATGTAGAGAATGCCAGCTTAAGGATATTAAGCCTAGAAGGAATTTACGGATCATGGCTATTCGGAGACAAACAACAGATAGTAATATATTTATTACAATACGACGTAAGCGATCAGCTTATAAATTCAACTATTAGATATGACATAAAGACGCCAGTAAACAGAGGAGATATCGGTTTTATAGTAATACCAGAATTTTTAATTGAAGACCAAAGATCTATTATAAACCCAGGCGCAGCCGTATCGATAAGATTTCAGGCCGGAGATAGTGAATGGTATGACATGGGCGAATTTTATGTAGATAGAAGCAACTACGAAGATAAAAAGGCACAAGCCCGATTAGCTTGTAGGGGAATCATAGGAAAGCCGCTGTACGATCAAACATTTGATGAAAGCTACTATTACAGCTACGCAACCGTAACTTCTATACTAACTGACATAATGGAATTAGCCGGATATCAGACAAGCGAATATTCAATAGAGACAACCACTAATAACATAGGTATGACATTTGATAGATCAGAAACTTTATACAAAGGAATACAAGAAATATTAGAAGCAACAGGTTGGCAGATTAGAGAAAAAGCAGACGGCGTTATAGTAATTGGATCAAGTGGATATAGCGAATTTACAACTGTAGGAGATTACGAATTTATTTATGGCCCGGATTGCTACTCACGAAATAGCATAGATGACGACGGAGAAAGTTACACAAGAGTATGCGTTCATACTAGCGGCTATTCACAGATAGCCTATGCCGAAGTAACAATATACGAAAGTTGGGCCATTGGAACAAAAAAGACAAAATACGTAAAAGTAGCAGATGGAACAACGCAAGGAGACTGCGATGTTATAGCGCTAGATTTAGCGGGCAAGCTATCCAACGTAGGAACGATAGAAACATTTAGGGGACCGTTCAGGCCTTATATTATTCCTGGAGATACAGCCAAAATTACAAAAGACGGATATGTAAGAACAATAGGAATCATAACGACCATAACACACAACATGGGGCAAAAAGGATATACAACAGATTTTGCAGTAGACAGCGGAGGCATAGAAGGAATAGGACGCCTAAGCGATTATATCCTTAAAATACAAAAGCAGGATACTACCTCGACGCGAGCGTATACATAAATTGAAGGGACAGGAATAATGGAAAGATTACAGAACATAGGGGAAAACCCAGGAACCAAATCATTCTTAGGTTTGGTAGTAGGAGTATTCGGATATTTAGCTAACGCTATGACCGAATTGGTGATCGTACTTTTAGCACTCATAATACTAGACTACATAGTAGGAATGATAGCAGCTATGAAGAACGAAGGATTTAATGGCAAAACAGCGATATGGGGAATAGTAAAAAAACTACTATATGGCGTTTTGATTTTATTAGGGTTTTTGATCGATTACGTAATAATTTTTATGGTAGAAAAATTAGGAGTGGTACTACCAGTAAACGGGCTATTTGGTTACGCAGTAACAATTTACTTAATAGGAACCGAAGGGTTTAGCTGTATACAGAATCTAATATTAATCGGCGTTAATGTACCCGATTTTATATCGAATGCATTCGGCTTGGTAAGAGATAACGCTGGAATGTTGGTAAAAGTTGCAGCCGTAGAAGACCAGGTGAAAAAAGACCAGGTGAAAAAAGACCAGGAATGACATATACTGGTGAAAATGTAGCTAAATATAGAAAACAATGTAAAGACAGCACCCGCGTGAGGAATACAAGCCGCTGTGTGCGATTGTAAAAATTGGTGGTACAAGGATACCAAAAATAAATAAAAACCGTTTTACGGGTTTTTTATAGAAGAATATAGGCACTATTTTTATAGATAAAACAGGAGGAAAAAACAATGCTTAATGCAACAGCAAAAAATTTAATGCTAGAAGAATTTGCAGGAGCTGCCGTTTTTGTTTCAATGCATAATGACGATCCAGGAATAACCGGATTAAACGAAATCACAGGAGGAACCCCAGCATATGCAAGAAAAGCGATCACTTGGAACGCAGCAGCCGGCGGAGCGCTTGACAGCTCAAATCAACCGGCCTTTGATATTCCAGCAGGAGAAACAGTTAAATATGTAGGCTATTGGTCATTAGCTATAGGCGGCGTATTTTATGGATATGACGGACTAACTAACGAAGCGTACACCGGCCAGGGAACTTATACATTGACCGACGCAGATATAGATTTGAACGGTTAAATAGGCAGGAGTTGATCTATGGCAGATTTCAAAGTCATAAGAGGATCATCAATAATAGCGGCCGGGGACTTAACCTTGACGCTTACAGAAGGAACCGATTACACGCTGGAATCTGGAATAGCCGATACAGCGTGGTTTTTTCATATAACTAATTCTTACTTCTCAGGTATGGGAAAGACGGCTAGCGGCGGATCGCAAAACGCAGACGACACAACCGTACACCCAGTACAAAGTGGAGAAAACACGATACTAACCAGAAAAGGGACAGCCAACAACTGCAGAGTTGACTGGCAAATTATCCAGTACATAGGATCGGCAGGTGGAGCCAACGAAATAATAGTAAGACAAAAAGGTGTTATAACAACAGCAGGAGGAAGCCTTACCGGGACCGCTTCAATATCAGGGATATCCAGTATAAGCGATTGTGTACCCTGGATAACAGGACAAGGATCGGCCAACACAGGAAGAGGCGATAACGCGGCAATGAGATTTACCCTAGCGCTAGCGGGGACAACGCTAACCGCAACCAGGGGACAATCAACAAGCGAAGCATACGCAGCATACGCAATAATAGAATTCACAGGATCGAACTGGGATATACAAAAACACGAATTCAGTAACAGTACCGGGACAGCAACGCTAAGCCCAACAATAACGCTGGAGCGTTCATTTTACCACGCACAATATAGACTAGCAGACAACAATAGCGGCCTGGACGATATGGCCACACAAATAAGAATAACAACAACAACGCTAACCGCAGATTGCACTACTTCCACAAATGCAGCGACAAAGATAAATAGAGTATTTATAATTTCAAACAGCGAAACCGCAACAGACAAAGCCATGAAGGTCCAATGGAACCAGAACGTGCTGCTAAACGCCGGCGGAGAAGAAGAAATACAATACACGACTTTAACAAACACGCTAAGCGACCTGGATAATTCAGCGATAATGTCGTACACAAACGACTGCACAGGTACAGGTACAGCGCAACCCCGTGGATATATCAATCACATGATTTATAGCACAACACAAATAATACACAGACAGAGCGATAACGGCCAAACACAGTATATGACTTTTGCAACAGTAGAATTGCCAGCAGACAGCGGCGAAGATTACAGCGGAACATCATCAATAACAATAATAGTGCAGCAATCAGCAGCAGGCGAAAAAGAGGGAAAAGGAATATCAGCAGCAAGCGCGGCAGTACAGACCGCGGCTTCAGGTACAAAGGAATCAGACGGAACCGCGGCTATTAGTACGGTAATACAAACAACAGCCACAGGACAAAAAGCAAATACGGGTTCTTCAGAGATAACACTTGTATTAACTAACGCAGCCCAGGGAATCAAAACAGGATACGGATTAGCAGAAGATCAACTTACGATACAACTAGCAGCAGCAGGAAATAAAAGCAAGGCCGCAAGCTCTACTATTTCAGTAATTATCAATTTAACAGCCGAGGGCCTCAAATCAGCCCTAAGCACTAGCAGCATATCAAATAGCGTAAGTGGTACCGTAACAGGAGATAAGGCAGGAGCCGGAGACACAGCGACAACGCTTACCATTCAGAGCAGCGCCGAAGGAAACAGACAAGAGAATTACAGCGGATCATCAAGTATAACGATAGTAATACAGCAATCAGCTGAAGGAGAGAAAGAAGCCAGGGCGCCGCCCGTAATAAATAGCCTAACTATAAACCAAACAGCTGAAGGGGACAAAGCCGGTAAAGAATCATCAATAATAAGTATAGTAGTAACTTCTACAGCAACAGGAAAAAGAACCGAGAGTAAAACAGGATCATCAAGCATAACGCTAATAATACAAAATAGCGCTACAGGATACAAAACAGGGCTTGGATCAACCGTCATGAGCAGCGCCATCATAACAAATAGCCAGGGAAAACGTAACGGAAATGGCTCCAGTATAACAAATATAGCTATTAATCTAACAGAAACAGGCAAAAAACTAACAAGCGGTACCGCCGCTCAAACCTTGACAATTAGAAGCGCAGCTAGGGGATACGAAGGAATATCCTACTATTTAGGGAATCTATACCAAAGTACTGCAGTATATAATATTACATATAAAACACAAGTACAGCTTCAGGAATACACAAGTACCGTAGACGGAGGAATACTATACGAAGCTATAGCGGTATTTAATATTACGTACACAGATCAAGCAATTTATATAGAGGAGCTAGAAGACGTATCAGACAGAACAGTATATGAATCAATAGTAACTTATAGTATAATTTATTCTAAAATCGTAGAGCTAAAAGATTTTGAAGAAAATATAAATAGGACCGTAGTATATGAAGCTACAGTGCTTTATAATATAACTATAGAAGAAATAGCGACATTTGATGTCACATACGAAAAGGAGTGGATTATATATGATTGAAGGATACCAGGGCGCAACGCTTAAAATTAAACTAACAATTGTAGATGCAGACGGAGCGACGCTAACAGATCTAAACGCTGATGGCGTCTTTGCTTATACCCAAGATGGAACAACTATAGAAATAGTAGCGACCATAACAGCTGGGATATTTGAAGCAGAACTAGACGCAGCAACTACCAGGCTAATGCTTGGGACATATTCTACAGAAGCAAAGATAAAGGATACAGATGATAATGACATAGGAGTTATTCAAAAAACAACTATGGATATTTTAAAATCAATCATACCAGATTATGACGGAGCATAGGAGGGGAAATAATGAACGGATTAAGTGCAAAAGCAAAAGCTATTATACAGATATATGGCGAAGGCGGCTATGGCTATGTATACGGAGCCCAGGGCCAATTAATAACCCAAGAAGTATTAGACAAGCTAAAAAGCCTATATGGTAAATGGGCCCCAGGAGGACCAGGATATTATGACAGCGCCAGAGTAAAAAAATGGATCGGAAAATACGCAGCAGACTGCAGCGGATTAATTGTCATGATATTAATGGAACTAAAAGTTATAAAAAGCGATATGACAGCCGAAGGACTAAGAATGAAATGTAAGCAGATCAACTATACGGAGACCGTACCAGGAGATCTAGCGTTTGTAGTTAAAGGTGGAACCGCTAAACATGTAGGAATCTGTGATGGCTTTGGAGAAGTGATCCATGCCAGGGGTACAGATTACGGAGTAATCACTACAGGCAGCAAACAATATAGCAACTGGAACTACTATGGAAGACTCGAACTAGCCATCCCAAATAAGGCATGGCAGGATCCATATTATGAGTACCTAGAAAATAACGGGGTAGACTTCAGTGAAAAGAATTACAAGAAAGAAGTAACACGAGGCGAAATGTTCGCAGCGCTAGCCAAAGTAATGGCGGCAATTAAATAGGTTTCTTCATTTTATATTTCTCTATGGCCGGGGATCGCATAAGGCGCCCCGGTCGCTTTTTGCGTATTTTTATAGAACAATATAGAAAGTAATAGTTTACAATAGAAAGCAACGGTGGTATAATAACGCTGCGGAAACGCAAGGAGGAGAAAACAAATGAAATACTTACTAATATATAAAGAAAAATCAACAGGGAATATAAGACATATGGTAAATTATTATCCTACGAAAAATTCATTTAAATCAGACGCTAGAGCCAATGACATGGTTCCTTATATCGTATGGGCTAGTCATAACATTATCCACAGGGCAAGCAAAGCGTTAATCCGTCCTGAATATAGCGTGAAATTAGATAAACTACATCCAGACATGACAGATTTTATAGGTCAACATTATGACGAATTATTAGCAATAACAAAATAAAAGGGGGTGGACATCATGCAGAGGGCGTTAAACCCCTCTTACGCTTCCCTATCAAGAAAGAGAGATTATAATGACATTTAACGAATATTTAATAATGGAATATGGCCAAGATTTAGATGGAATAATATGCGACACATCTGAAAATGATGATGATGTAGAACTAGAAATAGACAGATTAAGAGATGAACATGAAAACTATTGTTATGATAATGATATAGAATTTGAGGATTAAGGGAATGATAAAAAGAGTATTAATGATTTATGATCGAAATGAAGTCCCACTAGCACAGTTTGACAACATTAAAGCAGCTGCTGATTATTTGGAAATGACAGTAGGAAGTATTAGATCAAAATTATCTAGAGGAGGCATAACCAATAATGGGATGCTTCTAAAATGGGTAAAGGTGTAATATGGAATATATAGAGTGGTTACAAAAAGAAATAAATAAAGCAAAAATTAGAACTGAGGACAAAAGGGACCGATGGCAATTCTTAGGAGAAAAATACTCTGCATTTCAAATCTCAGAATATAGAGAAGAAGCATTAATTAATGCATTAAAGTTTCATCATAAAACGGCGGAGTACGTTGCGGCTCATACCGTAGATATCGCAAATAGAGTTTTTGTACAGCATATTAATAATTGCGAGTACAGAGGATATAATAAAGGGCATGAGGACGGATTAAAAAACATCTTGAGAAGACCAATGTGTGAAGTTATTACAGAAGAAGAAAATAATGAGACCGTACAATTAATGTTTAATATTGTAGAAGAACGAGAGGAGATTTAGATGATAGAACGAATCGAGCAACTACTAATGGCCAGGGGCATGAAGCCTAGACGTACCTGGTATAAATATAAATTACTATATTACGCAATACAAGTATTTATTTTAGTATTTATTTTTTGGTTTCTTACAACCATATTCGTTTTAGTAATGCAAGGAGCAGGATCATGAAGGAAAACCCATGTAGAAAATGCAAGAAGCAAGGATGCGGAGCTTACCATGACGAATGCGACGAGTACCAGGCATACAGTGCTGAGAGGGAGATGATTCGCCAGGTAAAACATCGTAGGAACATCACACCAATAAAGGGTAAACACTCTTGTCAGAAGGTGGGTAATTCAACCAACAATAGTAGAAAGATTTGAATATTAAAGGAATTTAATATACAATAAAAGAAAACAAAGGAAAATGAAAGGAGTCATAAAAATGGCACAAACACTAACACCATTCGTTTGTAAAAAGGAGATTGCTACACATTTCGGTGTAAGCTTACAGACGATCAGTAAGTACATGAGACAAGGAATGCCAATCGAGTACAGATTAGGCACAGGGCCAAAAGCACCCCCTAGATTTGATATAGGGACTTGTGAGAATTGGCATAGAGAAACAAATAACGGAGGGAAACAAAATGAATGAAAATGAAGTAATGGATCCTAAGGACAAAGAACTGTTAGAACTAAGAAAGAAACTAGCTATCAAACCAGAAATAGGATCCCTTGGAGATGGAGATGTATTCGTTAGAAGAACTGAAGACGGATTCGTTAAAGCTGTTAAAGCTGTAGTTATACTATCAAGCGTGAAAGGTCACTTTGTAAACATACAGGAAAAAAATATGATTACCAAAGTAGGGTATGATCACCTTAACAAAATAGCTGGTGTCTCAATCATTACTCCTGATACTATGAAACTGCCAAGCGGAGAAATTGTCGTGAATCCTTATCCAATAGTTGATGAGAAAACAGGATCTATTAAAAAAGTTTGGGTTAAGAAAATAGGTATAGGATACAGCCCAACTGGTAATCTTGTAATGACCTCAAGAACTTTGCTGTATGATATTCAAATGTATTTCATCCAGGACCTATTGAAGAAAATTAAGAAAAATAAAAGTGCAGGCAAAGTATGTGCTTATTCTCAGTTATCTGAAGACGAAAAAGCTAAAGGCGTATTCTTTGAAATTGAACAAGGAATCGGTGTATGGGCAGATCCATCAAATGCTGATGTTCTAAAGGCACTAGGAACTCATATTCAGAATAGATTATATGCTGAACGAAAAGCACAGACTATTTGTGAACGAAATGCGTTGAAATCACATCCTGCGTTGAGCAGTGGATCACACTTAGTTGCTGACAGCGAGGGCAATGCTAGAGTACCTGTAGTTGGATGGATAAATGATTTCTCTGATGCACAGTTAACTGAATTGAAGAATAGAGTAGAAAATGCCACTCTTCAGACAAAGTCAGCTGGCTTGATTGATATCCATATTGATGAAAAATATGAAGAAGCTGAAGAAACAGATGCCTCTATTGAGCCAGGAGATGAAGAGGCTGTTATCATTACTCAAGATGGTGAAATCGTAGATGAAAAAGAGACAGAGACATCTAATCTTGATAAGCAATATGAATCCATGTATGAGTTGTTCCCAAACGAAGTAGCTAAGATTATAGCTGATAATTTTGATGGCAAAACATATGACCAATTGGGAAGAATTGAAAGAAGTGTTGCTATCAACCGTCTTAATAAAGAACTGGCTGCAAAGTAGAAACAAAAGGAAACTTGTGGTACAATAAAGAAAATAAGAGAAATAAAACGGAGGAAACAAGATGATTACAAAAGTTACATTTAGGAACTTCAAGGGGCAAACTAGTGAATATTCACTCAGTGGTCGAGAAGTATTTGTTGGACCAAACGGAAGCGGTAAGACTTCCGTCCAGCAAGCAATAGCATTAACCTGTTTAGGTTATTTACCTGGCGGTCTTAAGAAAGCCGATGATGTATTTCAATATGCTACAGGCATAGACATGACCGTTGGTCTTAAAACTTCAACTGGATTTGAGTGTGCAAGAACTTGGACCAAGAAAAGAACAACAAAAAAAGATGGGACAAAAGAAACTAAAATTGTTCAGTATCTATCAGTTGCTCCATCTCATGGAGAGACCAGTAACAAGGAAAAAGAAATAAGAATCCAAGCGGAAATCGGTAAATTCCCTATGATGTTTGACTTCAATGAGCTGAACAGCATGACTGACAATCAGCGCAGAGACTTTATCTATAACATCGCCGAGTATGATCAGTCTCAATTCGGCAAAGATTATGTCAATGATTTCTTAAGAAAAGATATTATTTCAATTGTTGATGATGAAGTAAGAGAAGAAACGGTCAAGGCAATTAATAGTGTCATGGGGATCTATCCTGATGGAATGACCTTGAATGAGGTCTTGAATAGTTTACAGACATATGCCTGGGAAAAAGTCGTAGAGTACAAGGTCAAAAGAAAAGAAGCACAAAGTGCCTCTAAGAAGCTCCTGGAGTATAAGAATGCTTTAGCTGAGACTGACAAGGGAATATCTGAAGAGAGACAACGTGTTGTTAGACTTGACAAGAAGATTGAAGATCTTTCTGAAGACATTGGTAAGTGCAAAGCTGCAATCGCTACTTATAGACGAGGAATAGTTGAGCGTACTAGAAAAGAAAACATCCTAAATTCTATGCTAACTAAGCTTAGAGAATTAACAACAGAGATGTTAGGCTATAAATCTCCTAATGTTATTAGATATTCAGCTGAAGATATTGCCGTTCATGAAAGACAACTGTCAAAATACCGAGAGCATACTATAAAAGAAGTAAACAAAAAGGCGTCTACACTCTCAGAAATGAACTCTAAATATGAAAGCATAAAAAAATTAAAAGAGATGATGCCAAACGAAGCACTTGATATATGCCCAGTTGATAGTGAGTGGACCTGTCCAAATCTACAGCCTATGAAACATGAAGAAAAACAAAAACAACTTAAATCTTTACACGATGAATATTATGAAATAGAGGATCGTTCACAAGGTCATATAGTTGAGATAGAAAAGCTTCAAAATCTTATTACTTCACAAGAGCGAAAGATGGATTCTAAGATTTTCCAAAATACTGAAGCAGATAAAATTGAAGCAGCTTCTAAAATCTACATCGATGGCCTTGTTAAAGAAATTGAGACTATTACAGCATCAATAACTGAAACCAAGAAAGACATTTCAGCCATGAAAGATGAGGGTAGTTCTGCTCCTGACGGTGCAGTTCTTGTTGATTTTGAAAAGTTGATGGAAGGTTATAAGGCAGAAAGAGTCGCAACTAAAAAGTTGATCAGTGATAAAGAACAAGCCAAGACCACATTGAATAACCTTCTCAAAGCCACTTCAGAGGCCCAGGAAGCCGAAGTGAAGTATGTAATATACATGGATATTCACAGAGCATTAGGTCCTTCAGGTGTACAGGGAGAGATCGTTAAGGCTATCTTGACACCAATAGAAGCACAGATCACTGATAAGTTACGCATGATCCAAGCCTATAAGCAGCATACATTTGTCTTTGTAACCACTAACGACACTGACAGAGAAGTGTTCAAGTATGGCTGGATAGATGAAAAAGACAATCAGGTCTTATTCCCAGCGCTCAGTACGAGTGAAAAGGGTATCTTATCGGCTGCATTGCTCACTACAATCGTTGATAATTTAAGTCTACCTACAAAAATATTCATGTTAGATAGTGTTGAAAACTTTGACGAATATAGCAGAGGGAGCGCCATGAAAAGTTTGTTGCTTTTTACTAAAAACTTTGATAACGTAATTATAGCAGGAGCAATCAAACCTGTAGCGGAGGACTTGGAAGGATACACGATATGGCAGCTAATAAAATAAATGCCTACATTGAGGGACTTAACGAAATGCAGTATATCGCTGCCACTTCAACAGAACCTAGAATACTATGTCTTGCCGGAGCAGGGACGGGCAAAACCCGTACCCTGACCGCCAGGATTGCTTACCTAAATCAACAAAGAGAAGGCACTTCTAACATGCTAGCACTGACATTTACTAGACTAGCTGGCCAAGAGATGAAGAAGAGGATCATAGACTTGATTGGGGATGAAGGTAAGAAAGTATTCTGTAATACGTTCCACGCATTTTGTCTTAAAGTGCTAAAAGAAGATGGTTATAGAATTGGCCTGGATGAAGGGTTTTCAATTTATGACGATCAGGATAGGCAATCTATCTTCAAAAACATCATAAAAGAATACCAGCTATTGATTTCTGTTACAAAGGCTATCAAAATATACACAGGTGGTGACGTGAAATACAAGAATGAAATAGAGAAGAATGCTTGTATCAATGTTATTAACGAATACGAGTATAGATTGAGAAGCTATAATGCTATCGATCTATCAGCACTTATATCAAAAACTGTGTTTTTATTAAAAAGCTTCGAGGATCTCCGAATGGAACTGAATTATAAATACAAATATGTCTTTGTGGATGAGTTTCAGGATACTAACGAAGCACAGGCTGAACTAATTAGGTTAATTAATCCTAACAATCTATTCATCGTAGGAGATGATTACCAATCTATTTACGAATGGAGAAACGCAGTCCCGGAGAATATAGTAAGGATTGCTGCAGAGTCTCCTGAGAATGGGTATCAAGTTATCAAGCTAGAAACCAACTACAGATCAGGTGAAGACATCCTAGAGTTAGCTAATGAAATAATTCTTAAGAACAAAAATAGGACAGATAAGACACTGATCCCTTTTTTCACCAATAATAATATCAATGATCCTATACAGGCGCATACGACAGATTCTCTTTATGATGAGGTCCAATATATTGCTGATGATATTAGCAACGGCTCAAAAGAAGAGGTCGCTATTCTCTGTAGAACTAATGGCCAAGTGGAATACTATAGCCAAATGCTTTCTCGATTAGGTATCGATTTACAGATTATCAGCAGTAAGAACAATATTTTCAGGAAACCACATATTAGATCGATTCTTTCATTTTTAAAGATGGCCAATAATGAACTAGATGATCATTCATTTGTGAATACGATCAATCAATTCGCTAGATCACTTAATGCTAGAGAAATTAATGAGGTAAGACAGACTGCTAACCATGAAGAAGAAGGCATGTACGAAGGACTTAAGAGTTGGATTTCTGGTTATGGCCAAAGCGCAAAGAACTATATTGAAATAGTTGATAGGATAAAGGAAGAGGATAGTGCTGGAGATGCCATTAACCTCGTATTGAATTACTACAATGTTATTGAACTTCAGAGACAAATCGGTTTGGACAATAGAGCTGAAGATTTTAATACATTGAAGAGTAAAGTGACAAAATGGGAAGTCAGACAGTTGACGATAGGAGAGCCTGTATCCATAGAAGCGTTCCTGTTGTACATTATGATTCGTGACATCCAAGCAGAGCTAGAGGAAGAGCCTAAAGGCCACAAGATCATGACTGTTCATGCATCAAAAGGATTAGAGTTCAGTAAGGTTATTATCCCTGGCGTTACAGATGGGGTATTCCCAAATAAAAATGGGAACATCGAAGAGGAACGAAGGTTATACTTTGTGGCGATCACCAGAGCTGAGGAAGAATTAAGAATCACATCAAGTGAACAAAAGTTGGGTGGATTCGGAAGTGTGTTATTATCATCTTGTCCTAGCCAATTTTACAAGGATACTATTGAGGTGTTATCATGATTAATATAGAAATATTTATTCCAAAAGGCAAAGAAAACCGGGTTACACGTGAAACATTATGCAACAACTTGGGTATATCTGACAGGAAAATAAGATTACTTATCGCTGATTCAAGAGACAGAGGTGTCATAATTTGTAGCAGCACTAAGTCAGCTGGATATTGGAAACCTACTACAAAAGAAGAGGTAAGAAAACAACTAAAACAAGTTGAAAGTTATATATTTTCCTTCTTTAAAACTAGAAGACATCTTAAAAGAGAATTGAAGATAATAGAAGGACAGGAAAAAATTGAGCAAACAATTATCCCAATGGGGCAACAAGTAATCGCACTGCCGAAAGAAGCTACTGGAAGCAGATAAGATAAGCGAGGCCAATTTCATGCGACACCATGCTGCGCAATATAAAAAGCATGACTAGGACAGGGTAACAGACCAGGCCAGGGAGAAAAGTTTAACCCCTTTTATCTAAAAATGACCTCCGTAAAAGTTTGTTTTTTTAACACTCCCTGGTTTTTCTAACACTAATTACGAAAATAAATTTGCAGACAGCAAAATATTTTGATAATATATAAGCAGAGGAGGTAATACCATGAAATTAGCACTAAATAAAAAACTAGAGATAGCCAGAATAATGAGAGATTTAAGCAGAGATGATCTGGCTAAAATATTAGACTGCACACCACAGACTGTTGGCAATTACCTAAATGGAGTCACTCAGATTAGCGCGATGGATCTTCACAATCTATGCGAACACATTGGGATGACAAATGACCAATTTATGGACTTGGGAGAAAAATAATGAGTGAAAGCACAACCAAATATTATTGGCTAAAACTCGTCCGCGGATTCTTCCAGCGGCACGATGTGAAAGCCATCATGCATTTAGGCGGCGATGATGGTGATAGTCTTATAATAATATATTTAAAACTACTACTAGAGAGCTTGGACCATAATGGATCCTTGCGATTTTCAAATGAAATTCCATATACTAACGATTTATTATGCGCAGCTATATCAGTTGACAAAGAAAAACTAGAAAAGTTATTCAAAATTGCAGTTGAGTCATTACAGCTTATTGAGGTACAAGAAGATGGCACTATATTCATGACTGGAATAAAAAGCATGACTGGATCTGAGACTGTATATGCCCGTAAAAAAAGAGAATATCGTAAGAAAGTTGAAGCTGCTAAAAAAGGACAAATTGAGACAATGTCCGACAAGAGTAAGAGAGAGAGTATAGAACTAGAGAAAGAGTTAGAGAAAGAACAAGATATAGAGGGAGAGAGTATAAGCGATATTTTCACACTCCCATCTGATGAATTTAATTCACTTGTTAGTAAATACGGTTTTGAAAACACTGACATCTATATAACAAAAATGGAAAAGCAAGTGTGTAAGACAGGTGATCAATATGCTGAGCCAGTTAAGACCATAGAGATATGGATGAAAGAAGACGGAATAGAAAAGAGGGAATAGATATGATACATATTTTTAAAGGCGGCAGGTCAATAGGGCAAACGTTATCAATACAAGAAAAAAGATACGATAGAAAAGAAACTCGTAAAACAAAACGTCAACAACGGAAAGACAGATTGATCGAGAAACTTGCTAATAAAAAGAGATCGAAGTTACCTCTGTATTGGAATATAATTAAGATTTATTGGAAGGAAAGAGACAATAAGAATTGTAGACAGAAGTCGAATCGGATCACTAGGGAGATTAGTAAAGTTCAGAAGTTGCATTCAGAGGTGGAATAATGAGTATAAAAAAACTACCTAAAAAGACAATGGAAATTCTCATAGTAGTAGCACTATTTCTTTTAGGTATGACGATATTCGCCATTGGATACACTACAGGAAGATCTAATCCAGAGATTGAATGGCAAGACTATACACCTGCGGCCACAGTTCAACCGGATAACAAGTATAAAGAAATTCTTGAGGAAGTGTATGAGCTAGAGAAGAAAGTCCTAGAAATCGAAATTAGAGCCACAGATAGAGATCTACTAAACACCGAAAAAATGAACAAGTTGATAGAATCCAATAATCAGCTGGTAGAATATTTGATTGGAAGGGGAGATTAGATGCGAAAGTTTTATCCTGATTGTGAAGGATGTGCCAATGATAAGGATTCTAAAAAAAGAATAATTACTAGAGGGTGCAGAATTCTTACCTTAAGAATAAAAAAAGGTGAATGTCAATTCATGATGACAAAGGACGAATCGAAGCGTGCCGAAAGAGCCATTGATCAATATCATCTGAAGGACATGTTAAACGGCAAAAAAAATGAAAAATAGAGTATTTACAGTTGATCTGTATAAAATAAAAATTATGAAGGAGAAAAGAGAAATAGGAAGAAGTAATAGAAATAAAATTATGGTAGCAGCTGCAGCACCAATCATTGCTGGATTACTAGCTGGGTTAATTAGTGGGAATATATCACAAGGTGTGGTGACTTTCTTATTTGTAGCATTTGCTATACTAGCGATGCCACTGTTTTTCGCTTGTCTAACAGGGATTGTTCAAATGTTGGGAAAGAAGAAGAAAACAAAAAAGGATCCATATGTAATTTATAATAACCCAAGAACAAAACAACATATTATCAAAGACAATAAAAGTAATAAGATAATAGGAAGCGTAGAGGATTACCTACTGGAGCAAGCAGAGAGTAGAACCCGAAAAAAAGCAGAATCAAATAAATATGACTATTCAATAGTTAGACACCCCAAAAATGGATGCCATACAATAATAGACAGGAAAGTCGGAGTAATAGTAGGATCTGTTGAAGATTTTGTAGCAATGAAGGCGGAAGAGTATACAAACAATGCTCTGGGGATTAATGGTCAGCAAGCAGTAGCCCCAGAAGAGATTCTGAGAAAAAAATGCCCTGGGAAATAGACGATCTACCGGAAAGCATTAGGAAGAGAAACCAAAAAGCCCTGGCTAGCTTTGAGAAACCTAAAAAAGAGACAAGGTACAGAAGCAAAGGAACGTGGCTAGATGGCATATTTTTCAATAGTCAACTAGAAGCAAAATATTATGGGATGCTGAAGATACTGAAAAAGGCCGGAGAGATAGCAGGATTTGTACTGCAGCCGGAATTCATCTTAGTAGAAGGTGCTGAAGGCACCAGGGCCATTACTCATAGATCAGACTTTTTAATATTACACAATGATCTAACATTTGAAATAATCGACACCAAAGGATATGACACTCCAGAGTGGAAGAGGACATACAAAATGTTCAAAGCTCGATATCCTACCCTAGAAATTAGAGTTATCAAGAAGGAGGATATTTGATGAAAAACGTGTACAAAGTAACCTACAGAGTGGGAGACAAGAAAAAGACTGTTTTACTTGTTACAACGGATCATGATGAAAATATTAGTGGAAAAGAAAAGTTGAGGATTAAGAACCATATTGAAAAAGATGAAGGTAAAAAAGTGAGAATCAACAGGATGGAATTTATCTCAAGGAGGAGATGACATGAAAGAAGCAATAATTAATTTATTAATTTCTATAAAAAAAGTCGTGGATGCATTTATTGAAAGTATAAATAAAAAAACAGAAGCAGAACTAAAGTTATTAGACTCAAGAGTAGCTGCTCAAATGAAAAAGTGGTACGAAGAAGGCCACATGGAAGGTAATAAAGAAGGATATGACGCAGGCTATGTAGTAGGATACTATGAAGGCCAGAAGAGCAAGGAGATAACATAATGCCAAAAAAACCAATAAAGAAAATCACAGCTCAAACATACAAAGATGAAATAGCTAAAAAAGAAGCAAGGGCTAAGGCAGCTACAACAGGTCACGTAGTAGAGATGACTCAGGAAGAACGAGAAACTGCTAGGAAAAGACAGTTGAATGGTATAGGGATCTTCCAAATGATCAACGTAGCTAATCAGCTTGACCTTCCCGCAATGAGAGATGAGCTTGAAAGCACTAAGGTCCAATTACAGATGATCGAACAAAAAGGTGTTATCGTTCTGAGTAAGAAAGAATATATGCAAAAAAGAAACCAGGCCAATGTGGCGATTAATCATTTAATCATTGCCATAGAGTATGTCGAGAAGGTTAGGAATCTTAATGGCACAGTTCAGATAACTCATTAGGAGGTAGTTATGCCACGTAGGGAAGACGTAATAAACGATATAAGGTTATACAAGCATCTAGGTCTAATCACCTATCAGCAATACAAAAGCCTGTTAGGACAAGCTAAGGCGGCAATGGGAAGTGAACTATCGCTAGTAGCAAAAGGACTTAAAAAATCAGCTGAGAACACTAAGCGTAGGAAGGAAAAGAAAAATGAAAATAGAAGAAGTTGAGAATGCTTATATAGAGATACGAGAGCTAGTGAGTCAAGAGCTAGAGATTAATGATCTAGATACTGTAGTCTTTTTGCACAAAAATGTTCCTGGAGAAATCTTAGATGGACTAGCTAAAGAGTTTGGAGACAAGGTTATCATAACTAAGGCTACAGATGTTGATATGAATGATGGTGATTTTTATGCCTTAAGTCATTATGAATATAAAAGGATCAAGGAATTAACAAGCGGATATTCAGAAGGATACCTGGACGGCTTCAAGGACGCAAAAACATACCCAAAGGAGCTACTGGGTACATGGGGAGAAGAAACGGTAATAGGGACTGTGAGATGTGGATGGTGTGGAGAAATGACAGACTTGACACCACCAAACGAAACATTGAAGAAATTAGGAGATTTAGTACCGCAAAGATGGACGCAAAAATGCAGTAAATGTGGGAAAGATATAATAGGATCAGTAGATTATTCAAACATATAGCATAGAGAGGAGATTATAATGAAGATTAAAGATGTAAAAGCAGTTAAAACAATAAAAGAATATATAGAAAAATGGGGATATACATACCGTTTGGAAGATATAATTGAGGGATACAAACAAAAAAAAGAGGGATATTATGTAAGTTTTACTATGAATGATTGCATTGAAAACCTTGAAAATGAAATAAAAAAATTAATATGATTGATAGGAGCGCATAATGGATGAGTTATTATTAATAGCATGGAATAAACGAACCAAAGAAATGATAGAAATAAATGACCTATGGTGGTTTGAAGAAAACGATGTATTGAATATAAAGAACGGGGAATGTGGCGACTATATCTTTATGATGTACACAAATAGAACTGATAAGAATAAAGTAAAACTATTTGAGGGAGATATTATAGGTAAAACTTATATTAATCCATTAACAGAGAAAAGTGTAACTGATAAATACGTTATCATAAACAAAAAAGATTCTTATTGGGTTAGAAACATAGAAGATGGCAAAATAAATGGTGGACCATTGTTTATGTGTCGGACAGAAGAAGAATATGAAAAAATCGAAAACATACACGATAAGGAAGAATAGAGAGGAGATTATAATGGCTAAATATAAATATATTATTGAATTAGACCACAGGATTGAGGGACTACATTGCAATGATGGTAAGATGTATACGAATAACGATATGAAACTATTATGGACTAATTACTTGAAAAATGATGATAGACCAGACTGGTTTTATAAAACAGAGGGACAGATGGTTAATTATATAAAGTTGGTGGAAGATGAAAAGGAAGAAGTAGAGAGGAGATTATAATGAGTATTAGCGTAATATCCACAAGACGAATTTTAGTAGAAGAGGAGGGGTGCGAAATAATAGAAGTTGGTGCTACTATAAAAGTTGAAATAAGTGAAAGTGTAATATTTGGAGTCTTAAAAGAAATTGATGAAGATACAATAGATGTTGAAATAGATAAAGCATTAGTAGAAATCACAATCGATATTGATGATATTGATAAAATAGAAGAAGTATGAGGGGAGATTATAATGGGATCAGTAACAAGAAGAATCAGCAGGAACAGAGCAAGGAATGAAGATGGTAAAAACCAAGGTAGGGGCAGGACTCATCAATCAGGAAAGTACAACGGAAGAAGAAAAGGGCCGGCACACAAATCAAATTCCGGAGCAGCACATGAAAGTGGAGTAGGATATTCAGAAATGCCAGGCATGGCCGGACTACTAGCTAAGTTAATGTCTATACCAAGAAGCCACAGAGGGGAGAGATAATGCAAAAAGTTAATATACTAGGCGTTGAGTACACTATAGAATATGGAAGCGATATAGAAGCGGCAGGAGAAACAGATTACTCCACTAAACTTATAAGAATCACAAAAAGACTAGATAAAGAATTTGAAGGATCATGCGAAGACATAATCACACTAAGAAATTTTATAGTAAGACATGAAATAATACACGCTATGATGTTTGAAGGAGGAATATGGGAAAACAACAACGACATACATAATGAAGAAACAGTAGACTGGATAGCGTTACAATATTCTAAAATGAACAAGATATTTACAGAACTGGAAATAAATTGAGAGGTAAAAAAATGGCAAAGATAAAAAGACTAATACCCAAAGACACCCTACGAGGGATTGTAAACCAAATATTAGAGCTTGAAGAAGAAGTTGAGGCTGTCTCTATAGCCGTTAAATTAAAAGATGGCTCTGTAATGACGGCATATTTTAAAAACGACTTCGGAACAAAGCAGGAACTATTAGGTCATTTACAAGTAGATATAATTGATCAAATGATCTTGGCCAATATAGGGGAGAGGTACTAGATGAGTGAATATAACACAGAAGCATCAATTACAAACGCATTATTTGACGCAAACAAAAAAAACATATGCGCCAGTCAAGTAAAAATGGGAAGCGCAGGAAGAAGAATAATAGATTTTGTAGCAATAGAACCAACATGGTCTCCAGTAACGATAGTAGGTTATGAAATAAAGACATCAAGACGAGACTTTATGAACGATAAGAAACATGAGGAATATTTGAAAGCATGTAATCAATTATATTTTATTACCCCAAAAGGATTAATAGATAAAACAGAGGTACCAGAATATGCCGGATTAAAGTATATTTATCCTTCAGGTAAAATAATTACAAAAAAATACGCGCCAAGAACTGACAGATTAGACATGACAATTATGAGGAACACGATCCTACATATCATGTTTTGGAAATTTCATATGTACAAAGATATCAACGGACCAAAAACACAAATTGATTATGAACTAGATGTTGCGGTCAAGATGGAAACCGAGAGGTTAGGCAGAGAAAATAAAAAGGTAATTAGTAATTCGTTAATAGCCGAAAGAACTAAAATGCATATTGCCGAAAGAGACGCAAAGAAGTGGAAAGAGTTAGAAAAAATACTAACAGAAAAAAACATAAAGAACCAATATAGCAATTATTATCCAGATCAGATATATGGCTTAATAGAAAAAAACATAACAGGCTTTGATTTCAGCAAACTAGAAAAAGTAAAAAGACATATCAAGATTGCAGCAGAAGAAATAGAGTTATTGAGAGGCGAATGATGAAACAGATAACAATAACAGGTGAGATAGAATATGATGAGGCAATACAGAAAACAAAAAAAGAGCCATATCGTAAGTATGTAGATATGCAAAAGAAATACGGGAAACTAGAAGGAAAGAAGTGTGGAGATTGTAAATACTTTTTAAGAATGGAATATTATAGCTTTTTCAAATGCGAATTAAAAGGGGTATCACATAGTACAGCAACAGACATACGGAAAAAGGATATAGCCTGCGGAATGTACGAGGTGAATGATGAAATATAAAGCAGGAGATAATGCATATTTAAAAGTAACTGTTGATAATATAAAAGATGGGGTTATCGGAGTTAGATTTAAAGACAATGATTTAATTTTAATGAATGTTTATAACGAAGAACAATTAATGCCATCACCAATAGCAAAGATAGAAGAAGAAATTGCAAGAATTGAAAGTTTACCCATTTATGGTGATGCTGGTCTTTTTGCAAATCGCAATAAAGTTAATGGACTTAAATTGGCACTAGAATTATTGAGAGGTGAATGATGAAGAACAGAAAAATAAAAAACTGGATCAGAAAGCCATCTCCAAATGAAAAACATGTAGGATCAGGATGGGCAGGAGAGCTAGATGAGGCTTATGCCTCCTTAGATGGCACGTATGTGGTCCTAATAAGAACAATAGAAACAGAGTGGGGTACAGTGGAACACGCTGCTATACGTAACAAGGAGAGTACAGACATACGCTGGTCTGAGAAATACCGCATAAAAAATGAGTTGTTTGGAAAAGACAGAGTGGCTATAGAAGTATTCCCAGTTGATAAAGAGTTAGTAGATCATGCTAACATGTACCATATATGGGTTTTGGAGAAAGGATTTTACATACCATTTAGAATAGATTAGAAGGAGAGAGATAAAATGGCGAAATATAAGAAAATAGAAGAATTTGTAGATGCTATTCAGTACACAGGAGAGAACTGCTCAGAGGTAGAAAAATTCATAGGATCAGGAGTAACCGAAGAAGAGCACTATGATGAGTATAAGTGCAAAAGTAAAAGACTATTACTTGTAAGAATACAGGGACACTTAAAGCAGGTAGATCCTACTGATTACATAATAAAGACTCCAAGTGGAATTATTCTATGCGAACGCGTTGTATTTGAGAGTCACTATGAAAAAGTAGAGGAGGAGAAATGAGACACGATCTAAAAATTGAAACTAAATATTTAGACAGGATAATGGACGGCAGTAAAATGTTTGAAGTAAGAAAAAATGATAGAGATTTTCAAACAGGAGATATCCTTCAGTTAAAAGGTGGAGAGCTACTACATACTAAAGACAAAGAAGAGGTAGCAAAAGCCGGAGATAACTTAGTTAAGAAATTTGAATTATTTACAGACGAAGGGGTAGAAGATGGAGGAGCTATAATATTTGAACCTTCTGGAGTATATAGACAGGTAGTAATTACGTACGTAATGACAGATCCTACGTACGTAAAGAAGGGGTACTGCATACTAGGAATTAAAAGAAGAGAGAATAAAAAAAGAAAGAAGGCAGAATAATGGCAGAACTATTAACAGAAGCGGCGAAGAAATACAGGTATAGTTTAGTGGTATCAAAAAGTCGTGCTAAGAGTGATAAAGATAGAGCTTTTATGGAAATTAAAAAGCAAGAAGTTATATTGCAACTAAGCAAAGAGAGTGAAGAGCAATGGGATAGACAAATAGATCAATTTGATAAAATGCTAGAAGAAGAGGAGAAGAAAGATGCCTAGACCATTTACCAGGAAGATACCAAAGAAATACAAGATAAAGCACAAAGGAGGAAGACACGCGGTATGCCACAATTGCGAGGAACCAGCTTGGTGCGACCCACACCACGCGCTGGGAGGAAGCAACCGTAAATGGTCAGATTGGTATGATCTAGTATTTGATCTATGCGCTACATGCCACAGAGAAGCCACACTAGAGCAAAACGATATGGGATACAAGTATAGAAGACTAGGCCAGGAATTATATGAGGAGAGATTTACCAGGGAGCAGTTCATGGACAATTTCAAGAAGAACTATCTATAGGAGGGAAACAAATGAGAAATAAACTAGCGGATCTAAACAACCACCTATTCGCACAAATAGAGAGGTTAGGTGAAGAGGAACTAAAAGGCAAAGACCTGGCAGCAGAGATTAAAAGAGCTGAGGCCTTAACTAAAGTAGGGATAACTATTATAGCTAATGCGCAGCTTATACTAAAAGCTGATCAGTATACAAAAAGTCTACCTACACACCTAACGGCACCCGCAGTGCTGCTAACATAATGCCAAGACATACTTTTACAAAAGAACAAGAGCAATATATAAGAGACAATTATTTAGGCATAAATACCAAGCAGCTGGTCAAGATGTTAAATGAAAAATTCAGTATAGATACCACTTATAAGAAAGTGCGCATATACAAGAAGACCAGGAAATTAGTATCAGGATATACAACTTTTCATGAAAAGCCATTAGGATCAGAAAGAAATTACGATAGAGGGCATGTCGAAGTTAAAACATCGATGGGAAACAATAAAAACAATTGGACAAGAAAAAGTAGAATAATGTGGGAAAAATATAATGGAGAACCAATACCCATAGATGGGTGTATTATATTTGCTAACAAGGACAAGACAGATTTTAGCAAAGAGAATCTATTATTAGTATTAAGAGAAGAACTAGCGATTATGAATAAGTATAATTTTATATATCACAATGCAGAAGTTACTATTACTGGACTTAATGTAGTAAGAGCTATGATGGCCATAAATGAAGCGAATAAAAAGCTGCCTATTTTATAATAGGCGGCTAATTTGTTATAATAACCACACCAGGGAGGAACACCCATGAAATATAAAGAATATAATTTAACAAAAGAACAAATAAAGAAGGCAAAACAACTAGCTGCTAGGATGACTGAGAAACAACTGGCATTTTGTCAGTTTTATATAGTGAACCCTAACGCAGCCAAAGCCGCCAGAGATGCAAAATATGCTGTGAGAACAGCAAGAAACACCGGGAGAGAAAACCTAACAAAACCGTACATTGCCGAGTATATAGCAATATTCATGGATGCATTGGAGTCTAATCGTGTTGCGTCAGCTACAGAAGTACTTGAGATATTAACGAGTGTTGTGAGGGGAGAGTTGCTTATAACTACTGAAAAGACAAAGAAGAAAAACACAGAAGATGGATTAGAAACAGAAGTTACAAAAGAGACTCTTAAACCGTCACATACCGCTATAATTGCTGCCGCAAACCTTATTGGTAAAAGACATAAGATGTGGGACGACAACATCATGGATCTAACTAATGCTAAGATTAACATCACAATTGACAATGAAGAAGTAGAGGACTAATATGGCAATTGACATCAATATAGACAGTCGAGTGTTTAACGAAGTTTATTATAAACATGCAATGAACAATAAGACGAGAGTTCAGATATACTATGGAGGATCCTCTTCAGGAAAGAGTTATGCTATAGTAGGACAAAGAACTGTCCTTGATATGCTAAAGGGACAGAGAAACTATCTGATATGCAGACAGACTGGTAATACGATTACTCACTCAGTGTGGAATGAGGTTATGGCCTCAATAGAGAACTTCAAGATAAGTTCTTTGTTTTATGTAAATAAGACAGAACGAGTGATCACCTGTAAAATCAATAAGAAACAGATAATCTTTAAGGGCCTAGATGATGTTCAGAAAGTAAAATCTATCAGACCGATGGACGGTCCAATTACAGATGTCATTGTAGAAGAAGCTACAGAGCTCATTAAAATAAACATCATAAAGGATCTAATGAAGAGACAGCGTGGTCTCTCAAAAGTTAAAAAGAGAATTACTCTCTTATTCAATCCAATCTATCAAACACATCCAATATATAAGGAATTCTTTCTCGGATTCTGGAATGATAACGGACCACAATACCAGGCCACTGGGGATCTATCTATCCTAAAAACAACATATAAGGACAATGTCCGATTTTTGTCTGAGGAAGATGTATACGATTTAGAGAATGAGGATGACAAATACTACTATAACGTTTATACGCTAGGTAATTGGGGTGTTCTTGGTAATCTTATCTTTAAAAACTGGACTACAGCTGATCTCTCATCTATGAAGAAAGATTTTGATCAACTCAGACATGGAGTAGACTGGGGATTCGCAGCTGATCCGTTTGCCTACAGTAAGATGCACATAGATGTTATGAGGAAGGAGTTATATCTATTTGAAGAGATATATGCTACTGGACTAACCAATGAAGAGAGCGCTGGACTTATTAAACCTTATTGTGGAGAAGACCGAGTAGCTTGTGATAGCGCTGAGCCTAAGTCTATCCTGGAATATAGAACAAAGTACGGTATCAATGCCTATGCAGCTAAAAAGGGACCAGGTAGTATCATACAGGGGATCAGAAACTTACAGTCATATAAGATAATAATAGACATTAAACTGCAGAACACACAGAACGAGTTTATGTTAGCAAAATTCAAAGAGAATAAAATGGGAGAAGTCTTACCCTTGCCGGTAGATAAGAACAACCATATAATAGATGGTGTAAGATACGCAGTAGAGGACGATATTATAGAACGACCAGGGACGGTTACAGTATATATATAGACAGGAGATTTATCATGTTGACGAATTTAGCATTTATAGGAGAAGGCAAACAATGGCCACCTAAAGAAAAGGAAACAACCGAAAGACTGCAGAGATATAGCGATAACCAGGATATATTTAACGGAGAACACGCCGTAGTATACCAGCAGCAATTCCAGAGAATAGACAGGGTAATAGACAATTTTAGTGACGTAGTAAGTTACCCGCTAATATTAAATTACCAGAAACTAATGAGCTTAAAAGTTGCAGATCTATTATTTGGTGAGCCACCCAAGATAAACGCTTCAGATAAAGAGAATAGCGAAAGCGATCAAAAAATAATAGAAGACGCCGTAACAGACAACGAGCTTATAGTCACAAGCTACCAGGTAGCAATTGACGCTTCAAGA